GTCCTGCCCAACGTGCATGTGGATGTTGTCGTTGAGCGCAAGCATCACCGTCTCAGCATCAGCATCCCACGACATCTCACCCGCCGTGTTGGACTCAATAGCAGCGGCAATGTCAAAGATAAACTGACCTGTTGTCAGCGCTGCGAACGTAGGCGACGAAGTAGTAAGCAGGTTTTGGTTGATTCCTGCTACGTACTCGTTAGCCAGCGGAGTGGCAAGGGCAAGGCTACTGAAAGAGGCATCGGCAGCCTGTGCATCAGTAGAGCCGAGGATGACGGATAAGGTAGCGCGTCCTTCTGTCGTTCCGTCCGTCCAATACGCATAATAGCCGCCAGATAAATCAGAAAGAGCGGTTTTGTTGGGTAGAGTAGCCATTGATCCCCGTAGAGTTATCGTTGCTCAATCAAACCGTTTTCGTGAGCGTATGTTGCGGGCTGTTTTTATCCACGTATCGGTGTTGCGATAAGGTATGTCAGTTCATCTTGTTGGTACCAAGTAGAATAAACATCGGCTTCCTTGACATAGTAGAAAGATATATCGGCATCCTGATTGGCAACAACGATGAGGTCAACCCAGATGGCAGGCTCTTCAGCAAAGGCAACGCCGTCGGTGCCATCAATCTCAAACAAACTGTAATTACCAGAACCAGATTCTATCGTGTACAGGGTATGACCAACGGAACCGCTTGCTATCTGATTTCCTCTTGTAACGAATCCCCACATACTCATGCCTGCACCAAGAGAAATGCCCACGAAGCAGTCATCATCTGTTGTGTCCTCGTTTAACTTCCTCATTGAAAGGCAACCCCGAACGTAGTAAGTATGCCCTGCATCAAGAGGCAGTTCGCAGGTTGTCTCGATGTCAACGTCCGATGAGGTTACTGGTGCTGATGCTGATTCCTCGAACTTTAAAAGGTTTGTATCTGTGAGACTTCCAAAGGTATCGAAGAAATTGTCAACACCTCGATCTACGGTGTCGTGGAGCGACTGCCACGCAGCCACCGTTACAACATCGTCTGTCTGTGGGAATACCGTCGTCGCCATTATCCAAGCAACCTCTTTGCATAAAGAAAAGAACCAGCCTTTACCGTTGTAGCAGTACCGCTGCTGGAGTTCTGCGCCCACTTTAACCCGGCAGGTGTGCTGCTGACTCGCTGAACGCTACGGATCAAGATGTAGTCCTCGTTCGTGCTTTCTGGTGTTCCGGGATCTCCAAATATCAGGCTGTTTCCCGCTTGGTAGGTGTATTTGTCCGAGGTGTTAACGCCATACAAATCGAACTTAAAGTTGCCATTCGTCACGTACAACCCGATCAGGATCTCGTACACGCCCTCCACAACAGCATCCCACGCAAGGTCATCGTCGTTCTGCAAGGTAGTGCTTGACGTTACCGATTCGTCAGATGCCTTGATCTTAACAGCGTTGACCCCGTTGTCAATGTTGCGAACGTGCGAGACAGAGGTAACGCCTGAACCGTCCGTGACAGCCGTACCAAGAAAGAGACTGTCCGCAGGCTGAGTCCCTGTTGTGTTGACCGTGATAGTCCCATCGTCGTTCAGGTAGACGTAGTTGGTCTGGCTTGCGGTTACAGACTCGGACTGCGTTGCATCGGATACGATCTCGAAGCCATTGACAAAGCAGGTGCCTGCCGAGATGTCTACGTTGAGACCCGTTCCGGCAGACAGCACATAACCGATGACACGGTACTCGGTGGCTACCGATAGCGTCTTGTTGGCTGATGTCCACGCCGCCTCGGTGATCTGATCGCCACTCTCTGGAAATACTGTTGTTGCCATGCTATGCGTCCGCTAAGGTGATGGTCCAAGTGATCGAGAGCGAGATAGTCGATGTCTTAGCAACCGTCGATGAAAGGATGGACCTGCAAAACATATTACCCGACGCGGCTGCATCGAACAGACCGACCTCGGCAATGGTGCTGCCGTTTGCCTCGCTCTTGCTAAAGAACGCTTTGTAGGTAATGACACCGGCGTTTGCACTGTCAGAAATTAAAGCGTTACGGTCCACCTCGGTCACAAGCGCCGTGTCGGTTACGTCAGCCGCCGTGGTGCCTGTGCCGATGCCAATGTGCGATGGGAAAACCGTTATGTCCTGCGCCAGCAGGCTGGCAAACTTGTTGCGCCCAACGTTGGTCACGACGTTTGACTGCTCGACAACCTCGCGCCGCCCATCATCGTGTATGACCTCGACGGTCACATATCCTCTAACCGACATGGAATCCGTTGATGTAGGTATCTGGTCCATTGACTGTGTACGCTCCCGAATAGGTGTTGTAGGTAGGTTCTGCATCTGAGAGCGTTATGTCATCTGCCAGCCGCTCCAACTGGTTCAGAACCTCGTTCTCTCTTACGACGAACTTCCTGTCTTGTCTCGTCTTTTGCTTCCAGTATGACCACCCCGCGACGGTCTGCGTGGCTGCCGCCTGCACGTTGTAGCGTAGCGTACCGTCATCAAGCATAGAAGCAGATACCTTCTCGATCAGGAAGCGTGCGTCGATGCCATGCTCGGGCAGGTCGATCAGTTGCGATTGACCGGCAACGAGACCGCCCGTATCGGTGGTGTATGAACAGGTCAGGCGAGCGCGAGAATACTGCCGCAGTACGGACTCGGCTCGTTGCTGCGCTTCTTCTTGGTTCTCTACATCGAGCGCATCAACCACCTTCTGATACACGCCCGTTCCATAACCCTCGACGTTAAAGCGCTCCACGACGGATGCGTCATCCGTTGCCGATACGATGATCGGATACCGACCCTTAAACGTTACCCTGATTTTGTCGGTAGCAGACAATACCGTCTCGTCAGGGTCTTGTACGATGACCGGCGTACCTGTGTTGTAGTACCATTGGCTTGCAGTACCAATGCCATTGACACCTACGGTCTGCGTGCTGTATCCAGACCCGGTGTCCACCTCTACCGTAGGCGGCGCTCCGATGGGTGCGCTGACAAGGAACGCTCGCTTTTCGCCATCTCCAGTTTGCTTCTCCACGATGTCCTCCTCATCGACACGCGATCCAGCACGTACAAAAACCTGATTGATGAAGTTGCCCCTGTTCTCCTGAAAGCGGATCTGGCGGTATGGTCTGTTCGTGGCTGTCAAAGAAAAGGGTGCCGCTGCCGAATCGACAGGCTGGAAGTTCAGTTTCTTGTCCTTGTCCACGTTCCAGTAGAAGCCCGACAACTCGGCAAGTTCGTCAAGGCATATCTCTATTGGCAGGTAGTTGAACGTTATGGACTCAATCTTAGCGCCGTCCTCAATGGTACCAGCCGTGATACCATAGTTAAAGAAGTTGAGATTGGTCGCAAAACCAGATACAATGGCACCTGCCGTGGTGTTGGTAAAGGTATTAATGATCAGGCTGCGCGAGGTTAACTGGGAGAAGTCCACGCATCGGTACGTGAATCGGATGGTCGTGGTCTCGCCCACCGTTATGTCAGATTCGACATATCCTTCGACTGTGCCACCCCATATCTTCGTCGCCCCGTCATATACGTAGACTTCCTCGCCCCACTCCAGCGGCTTGGTGTTGCCGATGTGGTCAAACGAAAGCAGACCGCGCTGCGTCACCGCATCCTCCAACTGGAAGGACTGCCGCACGAAGTCAACGTCGGCGCTCGCGCTGTCTTTGATCGTAATCGCCATTAGTAGTTCGTCCCGTATAACTCCAACTCACCAGCCATGTACGGCACCGTAGCCGTGGCAATCTGCTGACCGTCAAGGTTTATGTTGATGGTCTGGGTGCTGCCCATCGTTGCCATATCACCCGAGACGTTCTGACCAGTAAGAGTAGAAAGCATCCCTCCGAATGTAGGCAAACCCCCAAATGTCCCGCTCCCAGAATTACCAGACTGATAGTTCTGAAGTCCTTGAAGCCATGCAGGCATTTCACCGCTCGGATTTGTTAGCCATGACAAGTCTGCACCCGGACCCATAAGATTGCTGATAAACGCAGCATTGGCACCAGACTCAATGTTCATCTGCTCCCATTCCTCCTGCGTTATGCCCATGCGCTCCCACGGTTTCTCCGAATCGCCTATGCCAAACAATCTGGCAATGCTGTATATAGCAATACCGGCACCAATAGCAGGTGCAAGAGCGGCAACAATACCAGCCAATCCAGCAGCCAATTTCCCGATCGTTGCTATTGCCTGTGTCCAAGTTGCTGGTTGCAACAACGTTACCATCGATTCCAAACCCGCAACTACGAGGGCTGCGTCCGTTGCATAGGTGCTCAGGTCTTGCATCCATTTTGGAGCACTCTTTGGCACAAGTTTACCCCACGCCGTTTCAATGTCGCCAATGTAACCAGCAAATTGAAAAGAAAACCCAGAAGCCTCTTTGATGTCCTCTTCGAGCGTACCCATACCGCTAACGAACTTGCTCCATCTGTGCGTTTCATTAGCGTCTGGTATTATGTCCAAAATGTCCTCGTACCCTTCGGGCATCGACAACTCGCTGGGTATCAGGTCGTACAGTTCTTTTACTGCACCTTTCGCCTCGTTAGCGTGTGAGGCAATAGACCCATCCGGTGCATTTAGGGCATCGGTTATTGTTTTAAGGTTCGGTGTTGTTTTTTCAAGTATAGCCACCTCATCGCCAATCCCCTTGATCCCAAGACCAGCCCTCAATGCAGAATAAACGAGCGAACTGGTAGCAGGCATCTCGCCCTGACCCAAAGAGTTTCGCAACGTTGCAAAACTCGGGGCAAGCGCCTCAATGTTGCTCACCTTAGTAGATATATCCGTGAGCGCTGTATCTACATCTTCCGCCGAAACCTCAGAACCAGATAACGCATCGTCGAGCGTTTTGAAACTGGGCGCAAGGGCTTCAATGTGTCCTACTTCGGTCCTGATCTTTGCAAGCGCATCCTTCGCGGCGGTGGCGCTCTTGCTTACAGAATCCTCGCCAGTATCGAGATTTTGCTTTGCGTTGTTTTTTGCACCCGTCAGAAAGTTTGCTATTTCTGCGGCTAACCCTTCCTCAAAGAAATCATCAATCTGAAATGGATCGATTGTTAAGGCTGTAACAAGGGGAGCAACAGCGGCACCTGCATCGGTGGCAAACGTGCTTAGGTCAGATACAACATCAGTTGCTCCTGTTGAAGCCGTTGTTTTGAGTGTCTCCCAAGCCTCAGTAAAATCGCCCTGCATAGCAAGACTGACAGCCTTAAAGATGCCCGACATCGTAGAAACGAAGTTGTCTTTAAGGTTTGTGACCAGATCAGTTATCGCTGTATACGTACCCTTAAAGGCTGATGTAACTGCATCCCAGTTCCTGTACACGGCGATACCGATGGCGGCGATAGCGGCAAAAGCCAAGACAACAGGGTTCGCCAGAGCCACAAGGCTGCCCATCGCTCCTATTATTGCCGAAAAGCCAGCCGCCATGCCGCCCAGTATGAACAAGGCAGGACCAATGGCAGCAGCAAGACCAACAAGGGCAAGCGCCACTTTCTTGGCTTCTGGCGACATTGCTTCAAACCTCTCAACCAATCCGCGCATGATGCCGACGAGTTCGGTTGCATAAGGCAAAAGCATCTCGCCAACCTGAATACCGAGATCTTTTGTTGCGGCTGCCAATCCGCGCATCTGCCCAGCAAAAGTGCCAGAGGTGTCTGCGGCGTTTCCGTGAGCATCAGTAGTGCCAGCCAACAAAAGGTTGAGCCGCGCCTGAACCTTTGCCTGCTCCTTCTGCGCCCCTGTCAGTTTGTCCGCACCCATCCGCATCAACTCCTGCTTCAGGGTGTTCTCGTTGATGATTACACCAAAATCGGCGGCGTTCTCATGCGCTCCGATCAGCGTACCACGCAAGCGACGGACAGCCTCATCCATCGGCATATTGTTGAACGACGAAAGGTCAACAGCCAACTTCGTCAGCGTGACCGACATATTTGCTGCGCTTTCCTCCGTGAAACCCATCGGCTTGATGATGTCGCCGAAGGTTGCAGCAAAGCCCATTAGGTCATACCGAGACCTGTTGACCTGTTCAGCAAAGTTGCCCAACTCCTTAGATACAGAGCCGCCAACTGTCTTAAAGACAACGTTGAACTTGTCTCGCATCTCCTCGACATCCGATGCAGCCTTAACAGCGGCACCCGCTATGCCAAGAATGGGAAGTGTTACGCTCCTCGATAATGTAGCCCCGACGCTGCGGAGGTTCTGACCAACTTGTTTAAGTTGACCCTCCATCTGCGCCATGCCCTTTTGGAAATCCTTAAGGTCAGCGCCGATCTTAACGCCGAGGCTCGCTACGGTAACCATCTTCCAGTATCGATTTTGCTCGTCTGCGTAATTGCTGATATTCAGCCATACGCATGACAGGCGTTTCCTTTTTCTTCAGTTGGCGGTACATATGGTCCAGCGGCTTCTGCCGCTTTCCCGCCCTGAACAGCATCAGGTTCTCAAGTTGCTGCGCTATCAACAGCGTGCGCTGCCACTCCAGTTCTTCCTGCTGCCGCTGCCGCTCCATCACGCCCGAAAGCATGACGTTGATGTCCCTGAACGAACACTCATCGACCTGCGATGGTGTCATGCCCAGATAAGCGGCGCACATCTTGTCAATGGCTACCAAGTCAGGAAAGGGAGCCGGGTTTACTTTCCCGGCTTCCCCTTTCCCTCGTCAGCATCTGTGATGGCAGACATACCTTCCGACATCCTACGCAGCGCCTTACCCACCGCCGCAAGTATCGCGCTCTCGTCCGAGTTCGCCATGTCGATCAAGAACTTGTCCTCCCTCAGCCCCGGCTTGTCAATGAGGCAACCCACAAAGGCAATGCGGGCGAGGTCCGCCAATGACGGACTACTCATCTGCTCGAAGGTGAAGGTGATGTTGTGCTTGATCTCTGCGATACGAAAGGCAGCAGGTCCGAGTTTGAGCGTGTACTCGCGCTCGCCTACTTCAATCGTGATCGCTTCAGGATGGTTGTCTTTCATCGTTGCTCAGGTTAAGAGGTCGTTCCGGTTGCCTCCGTCAACGAGCCAGAAACCTGAATGGAGGTTGAGAACGTCGA